CCTTCACCGCCCCAATCCTTGTTCATGATTGTGGTGTCTTGGGCTAGCTTGTAGTAAATAGCAGAAGATACAACAGCGTAACGCTCGTCTTCTGGGATGTCTTTATCATCCATTACTTCAGCAGCAGAGAACAAAGCCGAAACGATGTTGGCAGCAGTGGTGAAGTTAGCCTTGGTGATTACAGTGCCAGACTTGCCAGAACCAGTGATGGTTTCAGACATACGTGCAGCTTGTACAACTATACGCAAGGCATTCTTGTCGTAAGTCTTAGCCAAAGCATTGCCTAGCTCTTTGGTGTAAGTTGAACGCACGTCATAGTGGTTCTTAGCTTCATCAATGTTGGCGATGAAAGCAGGAGCTACTAACAAATCATCAATAGAGATAAGCTTCTCAGCAGCCTTAATGCTACCACCTAGAATCTCTTCACCAACACTGTGGTAAGAAGCTTCGGCAGTTCCCATTACAGGGAAGGAGGCAGACTTGCCGTTAGTAATAGTACGTACAAAATGCAATGGAGCCATTACATTCTTTTCTTCAAACTGGGTAATTACTTCACCAGCAAAGAGTTTCATAAACAGTGCGTCAGTGGCACCAGATTCGTTGATTTGACCTAGACGACTTACAGTTGCGTTTGTCATTTTAAATAGTCCTTAGAGAGGGGATTGAAGTTTCAAGTTTTGTTCTCTTGAGGCTTCGGCCTTTCCGTGACTCAGTACAATGTTGTCCTCCGCAGAGGCAGTGTGTTTGTCAATGGTTTAGCGTTGAGCTTGTAGAGGGGGAATGCCCCAGTTCTGCGTGGCCTCTGATTTATGGGCGAACAGGGTCGGGGCAAAAGGGTTTTAGATAACGCTAGAACGCGCTAACTTAGCTTCGACTTGCTTGCGGAATGCAGGGTCAGTCTTGTACTTAGGATTACGCATTGCTTCGGTAACCTGTGCCACGCTTTCAAACTTTGTACCTGCATTTGCAGTAGTCTCACCAGAGATAAGGGAAGGGTTGCTTCCAGTGTCTGCTTGGTATTGAGCGTGTAAACCGCGAACGGCTAATTTGATTTGATTTTGGTCTTTAGAACCCATGACATTATTGTATGCACTGACTTCAGCCTCTTGAAGGTTATTTGAAGCCCACTGCATCATTTCGCCATAGTTCTCTTCACCACCTACTGTACTGAACATATCAGTACGTAAGCTTGTCGCTAATGCTTCTTGACCAGCAATATAAGAATCAACTACATCACGTGGAATGCCAGACTTATTGATGGCCTCATAGGTTTCATCAGAAAGTTGTCCATTAGCACCATACTCTGTTTGCATAGAGTCAAAGTCTAGGCCTGCTTTTTCAGCAACTTCCTTAGCATCTTCGTTGGTGGGAATTTCAGCAGGGGTTATTTCATCAGCATTTGCTTCTGGTTCTTTACCGCCTGACATTTTCTTTTCAAGTTCAGCATAAGACTTAGCCATATCTTCTGGAGTCTTAAACTTTTCTGGTAACCACTCAGGCCGTTCACTACCTTCATCAGGCGTGTTCTGGTTATCTGGGGTCTGGGGTGCATTACCTTCAGCTTTAGCTACCATTTCAGCAATATATGCTGGGTCATCAGTGCCTTCGCCTTGGGTAATAGTTACAGAATCTACCATGTTGTTTATTCATTTCCTTGTGGTGCTGTCATTTGCTCTTTCATAGCATCAAATGCTTGAGGGGCTAACTGTTGTCCAGTTTGCATCATCATTGTTTGCTGTTCTTCTTGTTGCATCTGTTCTTCAGATTTAATCAAGCCATCCATATCCATGCCTAGGGAAGTACCAACACGGGTAATGTAGTCACCAATGTTCATATACTTCTGAATTGCTTCAGGTCCTAGAGGGGCCAGATGGTCGAGCATTGCAGCTAATTTATTTAAGTCATGGCCTCGGCCTAAGGCTTCAAGTCCAGTAACAATTGTTGGAGACACCAAACCCTTAGGCAATTGCGGAACTTTCTTCTGCTTTTGCATCTGGAGTAATAGGCGGTTTACTAAAGGGAGTTGGAATTCCTGACTTAGAATGGAGTAGATACCACCAAGGGCATCTTCCAGTTCGGAAGCCATGTAGCGAATCTCTTCGGCTGTCACTCGTTCAGCTTTGCGCTGGACTGAGGAATTCATAAGGAAGGCAAAGGACAAACGCTCTTTGATTTCCTGTGAAGTTTGAAAAGCTATCTGCATGTCACCTGATTTTTGGACTTGCAGTGTACTTACATCAGCAGCATCACCTTCTCGGATAGCTCCGTTAGGTGCTTCTGCTAAGACTCTTGCACGTGTTGTGCCATTGGGTCGTACTAAGAATAGTACCTTAGCTGATGCAGCAGCAGCCTCAACGATAGCTTGTGTCAGAGTCTCAAGGGAGTTTAGGTCACCTTGATATTCTTCTACATAACCACGCCCATATGACTCACCATCAATGCGGCTGAGTCGGAGGGGAATCCAAGGGGATTTATCTAGGGGGTATGTGCCATCTGCATCAGGTACAGGAATGCCAGCTACTTCTTGTGCCACATTCCACTTACCATTTCTTCGCACGATGTGAGTGAATAAAGAAACAGGCTCATCATTGCTAGTGTCTTCTGTGTCAGACGTGTCTAGCAAAGCACGTATTTCTTCTGGCAAAGCACTGGGGGATACATCTTCTTTGGTGATGATTTCAAGCGGGTTGCCCATAGGGTCACGCTTTAGTACGTAGCGGTCTAAATGGAATACTCTCATGCCACCTTTATCAGGTTGGAACAACAGTACATTACCTGCAACTAAAAGATGTTTAATAGCTTCAAAGGCTGCAATACGAGTTGAAGAAGCTTCAATCTCTGACATTACAGCGCGTTCTATGGAGGACAGAGCTTCTTCAACTTCGGCTCTTGCACCCTCTTCTTGGGCTAACTCTTGTAACTTAAAATCATCCACTGTTAAGCGGAAGAATGGTGAGTTAGGAGGTAGTAATGCCAGCAACATTTTTGACGATAAATTATTTACACCACGTGCGCCAATACCTTGGTACGGAGTGTATAACTTTGAATGTGCTGAATGCCCATCAGGGGGTAGTAGAGAAGGGATGGTTAACTTACTAGCATCTCTGGCTCTATCAAGAAAAGGTTGACGTGCTTCCTCCAAACGCTCGTAGCGTTGGCGTATAGCTGTCATATAGATTTACTTCTTTGGAATATTTGTACCAGCAGCAGCAGTGCCACCAACTTGAGAATCAATACGCAAGGCTGCTGTGCCTCTCTTCTTCTTATTGTACTGAGAACGTGAGCCACTTTTACCTTCATCACCAATCTTTAGTTTAGCGACTCTCATGTCAGCAGGTGGTGGTGCTACTGGTGGAGGAGGGGCTGCTGCGGCTGGTTGAGCAGGGGTTGGAAAACACATAATTAAGACTCCGAATCTTGGTTATTTTGTACGTCAGTGACGTGTTCTAAAAAGGTAATGATGGTGTACATACCACGAGTGTTCTGGATTTCATTCTGTGATTGTTCCAATGTTCTTTCGTTGATAGGAAAAAATTCACGCAGAGCGTTAGTTAGCTCCACAGATACAGGTGGGAACTTGTCAATAGTCATTAGGGTTCCTTATGGTACAACTTTAAGTATTCACCAACCCCAAGAAGAGCCAGACATACCATCTGCTGAGTAGTCAGTAACACGACCTTCAAAGAAGTTCTTGAAGCTGTCGCCATTTAAAACCCAATCAAGCCAAGGCAGTGGGTTTTCTTCAATGTCCCAATTAGGCTTTAAGCCAAGATTGGTTAAACGTCTATCTGCGATATAGCGTATATATTCTTTAACCTCTTCCGCAGTGATACCTTCCATAGCACCCAATTCAAACGCCAAATCAATAACCTTATCTTCAAGCTGCACAGCAGTGCGGTACATTTCGTAGATAGATTGCTTAAATTCATCTGTAACTACCTCTGGATTTTCGTTGATGTAAACACGGAATAATTCAGTCATACCTGCAACATGGATTGTCTCGTCACGGATGCTCCATTCCACGATTTCGCACATACCTTTCAACTTACCAAAACGCTGAAAGTTAAGGAGCATGACGAAGGCTGAGAACAGGGACATGCCTTCATTACAGACAGTCTGAGCGATGGACTTAGCCAGCCCTTGCTTAGTGTCTGGGTCAAAGGTCTGCATAAACTCAATCTTCTCAGCCATTGCCTCGTACTCAAGGAACGCTGTGTACTCAGACTCTGGGAATCCAAGTGTGTCATTGAGTAATGCGTAAGAGCGCATGTGGATTGTCTCTCGCTGGGCAAAGGACAACATCATCATCCTTGCCTCATTGTTCTTAATACGAGGTAAGAAGACATCCACATAACTACCCCCGACTATCACATCTGACTGTGTGAATAGGCGAAGGATTTGGGTGATGAAGTTTTTCTCAGGTGCAGAAATCTTGCCAGACTTCCACTGAGTGACATCTTCATTTAAGTCACATTCCCACTCGCCCCAATGCAGCTTGTCATGTTCAATTGCTTGAGTAACAAAGCTGGCATAGGAGAATGGTTTAAAAGCTTTTGATGCTGTTAATAAGCTCATTATTTATCCATGACAGGAAAGGCATTCATCATCA